CACGCCAGAAGCCCCTAGAACCCGCTCACCCGACCGCCAGACGGTCTCCCGTGCCCGGGTAGCTCAGGGGTAGAGCAGTGGATTGAAAATCCTCGTGTCGGTGGTTCGATTCCGCCCCCGGGCACCATTTCCAAGTTTCGGATTAAATTTCACCTAAAGGCTAACGGAAAAACCGTTAAAAAACAGCCATTTAGCCGAAACTCACCTCAGATTGTTCCACTCAGTCGCCGTTCTGAGCAACAAAAATGGAGTATTTTTGGAGTATAGACCTTTACCTTTCGGGTGAAATCTCCAACAATACTCCACGGAAGTTGGAAATGGAGTATAGGAGAAACGGCGATGGCGTTGACAGAGAGCCAGATCAAGAAGGCAGAGCCTCGGGACAAGATGTATAAGCTGTCCGATGGGCGCGGGCTGGTCGTCCAGGTCCGCAAGTCCGGGGCCAAGGTGTTCGTCAAAGAGTACAGGTTCAACGGGCAACGGACAGGCGTGACCCTGGGGGAGTTCCCCGGGATGAAGCTGGCCGTTGCCCGGCACGAGGCCGAGCGGGTTGCCGAGCAAGTCCGGCAGGGGATCAACCCACGGGACGACGGCGCGATCCGGGAGTCCCCGACACGGGCCAAGCCTAAGCCCGGAGCGTCGGCCCCGGTCCCCGAGGAGCGCCGGGTCGAGGTACTGGCGGCCAAGTTCATTCGCAAGCGGATGGAGGAGGGGGTCGCGGAGGCCACCCTGTCCAAGTTGAACTGGAACCTCGGCGGTCTGGCGAACGGCGTTCTGCGCGGTCGGGACATCGCCTCGATCAAGCCGCCGGAAATCCTCGCCCTGATCGAGGAGGTCCAGGCGGAGGGCAAGATCGAGAAGGCCAAGGACATCCACCGCAAGCTGGGCCAACTCTTCGACTACGCAATCGCGCTCGGCCTCGTGGAGTGGAACCCGGCGCAGATGGTCCGCCGCGCCGTGGTCCAGAAGAAGGGCGGCGAGCATCCCGGCCTGACCAACCCGCGCGACGTGGGCGGCCTGATGCGCGCGATCCGGCTCTATCCGGCCACCAGCGGGCAGCAGACCCGGGCGGCGTTGCTGCTTTCGGCCTACACCTTCCTGCGCTCGCGGGAGTTGCGCGGCGCGCGCTGGCCCGAGATCGACTTCGACGCCGCACTCTGGACCGTGCCCCGCGACCGGATGAAGGGGAAGGTGGGGGATCACCTCGTTCCGCTGTCCCGCCAGGCGCTCGACATCTTCAAGGCGCTGCACCTGACCCGGGGCGACAACGATCTCGTGTTCCCGATGCCCAGCTACCCGGATCGCTACATGAGCGAGAACACCTTGAACGCGGCGCTGCGGCGGCTCGGTTACGACACGCGGAAGGATCACAGCCACCACGGATTCAGGACGACCTTCTCAACCAACATGAACGAGCAGGGCTGGAACCGGGACTGGATCGAGCGGCAGCTTGCGCACACCAGCAAGGACGACGTGCGGGCCTCTTACAACAAGGCGCTCTATCTCGATGGGCGGACGGAGATGATGCAGCATTACGCGGACTGGCTCGACGGCCTGGCGGCGTAAGGAAGTGCGGGGAGCCAGGTATAGGGAGGAGCGACAACAACCCGGCCCCCGCGATCCCGCATAGGACTATCTGCACCATCGCACGTTTCTGCGTGTCAATCAACTTTTGGTTTGCAAATCACCTATCGGGTGAAATATGCTGGCGGTGAGCCAAAGAGAGTCACCGCATGTCACCCCATGACCCCCAAAGCCCAGCCGGAGAGAGCCGCCCGGCTCGTCGGCTGCTCAAGATGGGCGAGGTCGAACATCGCGTGGGCCTCGATAAGCGCACGATCCACCGGAAGGTGAAGGCCGAATCGTTCCCCAAGCCGGTCCCGCTGGGCGACCGCCGGATAGGCTTCTTGGAGCATGAGATCGAGGCGTGGATCGACGCGCGGATTTCCGAGCGCGACGGGGGCGCTGCATGAGCGACGAATTTGACGATCTGCTCGGGCCTGCCCCGGTCGATTTCACCGAAGAGGAATACCAGAAGGCCGTCCAGGTCGTTCGCTCGAACCGGCGCGCGGCCACGTCCTTCGTGCAGCGCAAGCTGGGGATCGGCTACAACCGCGCCCACCAGATGATCGAGCGCATGGAGGCCGAGGGCGTCGTCGGCAAGCCGGACAATCGCGGCAAGCGCGAGATTCTGGGCGACGACGGGGAACCGCCCGCCGCGTCCTTCGCCAAGCCCGGCAAGCCCTCGCACGGCACCGACGCGGCAGTCGTCCAGGCGCTCCTGCGGCCCGTCTCGATCTCCTTCTTGGCCGACGTGCTGATGAAGGATCGCAAGAGCGTCACCAAGCGCCTCGCCAACCTGACCCCGATGGGCTACCACCGGGGCAACATCCCCCTCTACGACTTCCGGCAGGCGATGGGGTACCTCGTCACGCCGAAGATGGATGCCGCCGAGGCGATCCGAAAGATGGGCGCGGACGATCTCCCGATTGGCCTCCAGAAGGATGTCTGGGACGCCCGGCTCAAGCAACAGAAGTGGATGGAGCAGGCGGGCGAACTCTGGCGGACGGAGGCCGTGCTGGAGGTCCTGGGTGAGGCGTTCCAGCGCCTCAAGACGACAACCCAGCTTTGGATCGACCAACTGTCGGAGTCCCACGCGCTGCCCGCCGATGTCCGCAAGGACCTGACCGCGATGGTTGACGGGTTGCAGCAGGACCTCCACGCCACCCTGGTCGAGATGCCGAAGGAGCGGGCGACGACGAACCAGCTTGCGGAGATCGAGGGGACGGACCTCGATGTTTAAGCGCCTCGTCTGCCAAGTGTTCCACTCCCGATACGCGATGTTCATGGGGCTGTCCTCAGCGACCAAGGCCCCGATGTACCGCTGCCGAAAGTGCCGGAGGCGGTTCTGATGGGGAAGTTCACGACCCTGGAGGAGATGATCCTGGCGACCGCCGAGGCCGTGCGCCCGCCGGAGCGCCTGACCGTGGCCCAGGCCGCCGAGAAGTACCGCTTCATCAACAACCCCGGCAGCTACGTCGGGAGGTACAAGAACAGCACCACGCCCTACCTCGTGGAGCCGATGGAGATGCTGACCTCCCTCGACTTCACGCAGATGGTGTTCGTCGGCCCCGCACAGTGCGGCAAGTCGGATATGTCGCTCAACTGGACGACCTACAGCACGATCTGCGACCCGGCGGACATGATGCACATCGACAAGAGCCAAGCGTCCGCGCGCGACTGGTATCAGCGCCGGATCGAGAAGCTGTTCCGCGACAACCCGGAGGTGCGGAACCGGCTGCTGCCGGGTAAGCACAACCAAAGCACCTACTCCAGCCGCTTCACCTCCGGGATGCTCTACACCCTGTCTTGGCCGACCGTGAACGAACTGAGCGGTAAGCCCCTCGGGCGGCTCTGGCTCGCGGACTACGACCGGATGGACGAGGACGTGGGCGGCGAAGGTTCGCCCTTCGACCTGGCCGTGCAGCGCATGAAAACCTTCGGGCGCTTCGGCATGTGCGCGGCGGAGTCCTCGCCCTCCAGGATCACCGAGAACAGCCGGTGGATGCCCAAGACGCCGCACGAGGCCCCGCCCACGACCGGAATCCTCGCTCTCTACAACCGGGGCGACCGGCGGCGCTGGTACTGGCCCTGCCTCGCCTGCGGGACCCCGTTCGAGCCGTGCTTTACCCTGTTCGAGTGGCCGGACTGCGAGGACATGCTGGAGGCTGCCGAGCAGGTCGTGATGCCGTGCCCCCATTGCGGCCACAAGTACCGGGACGCGGCCCACGAGGAGAGCGGGACGCCCGGCAAGCGCGGCATGAACCAGCGCGGCTTCTGGCTGCGCGACGGCGAGAAGTTCGACCCCGAGACCGGCGAGATCACCGGGACCCCGATCAGGTCGCGGATGGCGTCGTTCTGGTTGAAGGGTCCGGCGGCAGCCTTCGCGGACTGGACGGACATGACGCTCAAGTACATCAAAGCGGTGGCGGAGTTCGAGGCGACCGGATCGGAAGAGGCCCTGAAAACGACGGTCAACACCGACCAGGGCCTCCCCTATCTCCCGGCGGGGCTGGAATCCGAGCGGCTGCCGGAGGAGTTGAAGGCGCGGGCACAGGGCAGCCTGGGCGAGCGCGTGGTCCCGGCGGACGTGCGGTTCCTGATCGCCACGGTGGACACGCAGAAGAGCCGGTTCGAGGTCCAAATCCACGGCGTCCGGCCCCACGGCGACATCGTTGTGATCGACCGCTTCAAGATCAGGAAGTCCGAGCGGCTGGACGAGGACGGCGACCCGCTGCCGCTCAACCCCGGCTCCTACGTCGAGGACTGGCACCTCCTCGTGGATCGGGTGCTGATGGCCGAGTACCTGCTGGACGACGACTCCGGGCGGCACATGCAGATCAGGATGCTCGCGGTCGACTCCGGCGGCGCGGTCGGCGTGACCTCGAACGCCTACGACTTCTGGCTCTCCCTGCGCGCGGACGGACGGAACCTCCACCGCCGGGTGCTGCTGCTGAAAGGTGACGGGCGGCCCACGGCCCCGCTCGTGCAGATCGGCTACCCGAACGCGGAGCGGAAAGACCGGCGCGCCTCGGCCCGGGGCGAGGTCCCCGTGATGATGATTAACACCAACGCCGCGAAGGACATGGTGAACAACATGCTGGGCCGGACGGACCCGGGTGGCGGCATGGTGTTCTTCCCCGAGTGGCTGCCGGACTGGTGGTACAGCGAACTCTGCGCCGAGACCAAGACGGCGAAGGGCTGGGTGAACCCCGGCAAGCAGCGCAACGAGGCGTGGGACCTCATGGTCTACTGCATGGCCCTGTGCCACTCCAGCCGAATCAGGCTCCAGCACATCGACTGGTCGAACCCGCCCGGCTGGGCGCAGGAGTGGGACCAGAACGACCTTGTGTTCGCGGGTCCAAACAAAGGGTTTGATATTCACCCGAAAAGTGAATATGATCTATCGAAACTGGCCGAGCAGCTAGGCTAAGGGGGCAGACTTTGACCGCAGAAGAGAAATTGGCAGACGCCAAGCATCAGCTTCACCTCCTGGTCACGGGCCAGCAGGCCCGCGTGTTTGTCGATCAGAACGGCGAGCGCGTCGAGTACACCTCCGCCAACCGCGCCGACCTGCGCAAGTACATCGAATCCCTCAAGGCCGAGATCGCGGGCGCTACCGGCGTCACCGGCCCGATGCGCGTGTGGTTCTGACATGACTATGACCGTCAAACCCGCCAATCTCTCCGTTGACGAACTGCTGGGGCCTGCCCCGGCGGAGACCGCCATGGTGGGCGGGGCCTTCGACGCGGCCAGCCGCAACGAAAAGACCCTGAGTTCCTGGCAGCCGGTCCTCAACTCCGCCGACGTGGACCTGATCCCCGCGAAGGAAAGCCTGGACGCGCGCTCGCGGGACTCCCTGCGCAATGACGCCTACGTTCGCGGCGGCGCGCAAATCCACCAGGACAGCATTGTCGGCGGCCTCTACGCGCTCAACGCCAAGCCGCTCGTCAAGCTGCTCGGCCCCGGGTTCGATGAAACCTGGGCGGAGGAGTTCCAGGAAGAGGCCGAGGATCGGTTCACGCTCTACGCGGAAAGCCCGGACTGCTGGCTCGACGCTGGCCGCACCAAGACGCTGACCGAGATGGTCCGCCTCGCCGTTGGCGTCCACGTCGCGGCGGGCGAGGTGCTGGCCTCCGCCGAGTGGATGCGCGGCGGCTTCGGGCGGCCCTTCAACACGGCGCTCCAGTTCATCGACACCGACCGTCTGTCCAACCCGCCCGAGAAGGCGATGGACCCCAACGTGATCGCGGGGGTCGAGAAGGACAAGTACGGCGCGCCCCTCCGCTACTACGTCCGGGTCGAGCATCCTTCCGACTTCCACAAGCCGGACAACTACCGCTGGCGCACCGTGGCGGCCCGCAAGCCGTGGGGTCGTCCGATGATGATCCACCTGTTCGAGCAGATGCGGCCCGACCAGACGCGCGGCGTGGCCGAGATGGTCACGGCCCTCAAAGAGATGCGGATCACCAAGCAGTTCCGCGACGTGACGCTCCAGAACGCCGTGGTCAACGCGACCTACGCGGCCTCCATCGAGTCCGACCTGCCGAGCGCCGAGGTGTTCGCGCAGCTTGGCGGATCGGACAACATCCCGGAGGCGATGCAGCAGTACATCGCGGGATACCTCGGTCAGATCAGCCAGTATTCCGGCGGCGCGCGGAACCTGCAACTCAACGGCGTGAAGATTCCGCACCTCTACCCGGGGACCAAGCTGAACCTGCACCCGGCAGGCAAGGGCGGCCCGCTCGGCCAGGAGTTCGAGCAGAGCCTTCTCCGCTACATCGCGGCCTCCCTCGGCGTCTCCTACGAGCAGCTTTCGCGCGACTATTCGCAGACCAACTACTCCAGCGCCCGGGCGGCCATGGCCGAGACCTGGAAGCGGATGAACGTGGTCAAGCGCCAGGTCGCGGATCGCTTCGCCACCATCGCCTACCGGCTGTGGCTGGAGGAGGCGATCAACAAGGGTGCGATCTCGGCTCTGCCCCGCGCGGCCCGGCAACGCGGCTGGCTCTACCAGAACCAGCGCCTCGACGCGATCTCCCAATGCGACTGGATCGGCGCATCGAAGGGCCAGATTGACGAACTCAAAGAGACCCAGGCGGCAGTCCTGCGGCTCCGCTACAACCTCACGACCGAGGAGAGCGAGATCGCCCGCCTCGGCTCCGACTGGCGCGCGGTGAAGCGCCAGCGCCGCCGGGAGAAACTGATGGACGCAGAACTCGGCCTGGAAGTCGCGGAGGACACCTCCACGCCCGGCGCGGTCGAGCGGGGCGCACAGAAAGAGAGCGGAGATTCCAATGAATGAGTTTGCGATGGAGGGCGACCTGCTGATCGCCCCCGAGGCCCACGCCTGGGTCGAGAACCTGCTGACCAAGCTGGGGTCGCCTGAGTTTGTCCAGGAGTTCACCCAAAAGGTGAAAGCCATGGAGGACGCGGACGGCGAAGATGATTTCTGGGAGCCGGGATTCAGCCTGCGCCCCTACAACGTCAAGAACGGCGTCCTGACGATCCCCGTGAAGGGGATGCTGATGGCCGGGCTGACCTACGCCCTCGGCAACTTCGCGACCGGCTACACCTACATCGCCCGGGCCGTGCTGCGCGGCGTGGACGACTCCGCCGTCAAGGAGATCGTGCTGGAGGTCAACTCGCCCGGCGGCACGGTCCCCGGCCTGTTCGACGCGGTGGACACGATCTACGCGGCGCGCGGCAAGAAGCCGATCCGGGCCGTTGCCAACGAAGCGGCCTACTCGGCAGCCTACGCAATCGCCAGCGCGGCGGACGACATCACCGTGGCCCGCACGGGCGGCGTCGGCTCGATTGGCGTGATGACCCGGCATGTCGATATGTCGAAGGCGCTGGAGCAGCGCGGCGTGAAGGTCACGGCGATCTTCGCGGGCGCTCGCAAGAACGACGGTGCGCCAGACGCGCCGCTGTCGGACGCGGCCAAGGCGCGGATGCAGTCCCGCGTGGACGCTCTGCACGGTATTTTCGTCGCCACTGTGGCGCGGAATCGGGACCTGGACGAGCAGGCGGTACGCGATACCGAAGCTGCGACCTTCATGGCCCAAGAAGCCGTCGAGAACGGGCTGGCCGATGCGGTCGGTCCCCTCGACTCCCTGTCGGCCAATGCCGATCCCTCCGATGAAAATGAGGACGAAGAAATGTCGAACAAGAACGACAACCCGGCGGTCGATCAGGCCGCACACGATGCTGCTGTCGCCAAGGCCAAGACCGAAGGCGAGAAGGCAGGCGCGTCCGCCGAGCGCGAGCGCGTCAAGGCGATCATGGATTCCGAAGAGGCAAAGGCCCGCCCCGCAGCGGCCCGCCACATCGCCATGAACAGCGATATGTCCGTCGAGGACGCTACCGCCTTCCTCAAGGGCCTGCCCGAGGAAGCCAAGGCCCCCGAGGCCGATGAAGAGGCCAACGGCGGCGACGGCGGCAAGCAGTTCGAGAACGCCATGAACGACACCCAGAACCCGGAACTCGGCGCGGGCAACGGCGGCGGCAACGACCAGGACGACGACGATGCGTTCATGGCCTCGTACCGCTCGATGCGCGGCCTGGGCTAACCCGCCCACGGGGTCGCGCGCCGCGCGGCCTTGATCCCTGAAACACCATCTTTGGAGAGAAAACGATGGCGACTATCACCCCCCAGAACGACCGCCTGGCTGGCATTGCCGGGCAGTCTGCCGACACGATCCAGCCGGATCAGGTCGATTTTATCGGCGGCCACTGGCCCGAAGTCGGCGCGGTTGTTGAGACCGTGGCGAACGGCCAAGACCTCGCGTACCTTCAAGTCGTGGGCTTCGACGGCTCCGGCAACATCGTCGCGGCCAACAACACCACCGTCACCGCTGTCGGCGTCATGCCCTATGCCGTGGACGCCACTGGCGGCGCGGTGAAGGCGGAGATTTACCGCTCCGGCAACTTCAAGCCCGAGGCCCTGGTTTGGGACGCAGGCTACGCGACCGACGCCGACAAGGCGAAGGCGTTTGAAGGTGCGCCCAGCCCCACGCAGATCGTCCTGACCGCCCAGCGGACCATGGTGGTCTAAACCGCAACCTGGAACCTCGGCCTCGCGGTCGGACCAACATTCACCTGAAAGGTTAAAAATGACCCTCGACATTTACACCCCGCGCCGCCTGGCGCTGATCCAGCAGGAAGAGAGCCAGACGGTTCGCGCTTCCCAATGGCTGAATATGTTCTACCCGAACACGTTCAACTCGGACCAGGAACAGATCATGTTCGACAAGATCGACGCCTCGCGCGAGATCGCCCCGTTCATGCTTCCGAACCTGCCCGGTAAGCCGATCTACCGCCGCGACGGCGAGCGGATCGAGATGTTCACCCCCGCCTACACCAAGCCCAAGGACTCTGTGGAGCCGGGCATGGGCATGAAGCGTACCGGGGCCGAACTGGTGGGCCGCACCCCCCAGATGTCGCCCCAAGCGCGGATCGCGGCAGCCGTGGGCGACATCACCCGCAAGCACATCGACGGCATCGTTCGTCTGTGGGAGTACATGGGCGCGCGCTCCGTCATCGACGGCACGTTCACCGTCCGCTACACCGACAACCCCGCGCATGACGTGACTCTGGACTTCGGGCGCGACCCCGGCCACACCATCGTCAAAGGCGCTGGTACGAAGTGGGGCGATGCGGGCGTCAGCGCGTGGGACGACGTGCAGGAGTGGGTGGACACCGTGTCCGCCGCCGACTACGGCGCGACCCCGACGGACATCTTCATGGGTGCGACCGCCTGGAAGGCGTTCATCGCTGACGCCGATGTCCAGAAGCGCCTGGACCGCGACGTGAAGGGCGTTGAGCAGACCATGCTCGACCAGAACCTTATCGTGAAGGACAAGATGCGCCCCTGGACGCTGATGGGCATGTTCGGCACGATCCGCGTCTGGCTGGTCTCCGGCATCGGCAACACCTTCCAGTCCGGCGGCAACCGCGTGGACATCCTCAAGTCGAACGAGGTGTTCATCGCCTCTGCGGCTGTGGACGGTGTGCGCGCCTTCGGTGCGATCCGCGACCTGGACTCCCTTGAGGCCGTCGAGATTTTCCCCTCGACCTGGACCGAGAAGGACCCGAGCCGCCGGTTCCTGATGCACCAGAGCGCGCCTCTGATGATCCCGGTCAACCTCAACGCGACCCTGCGCGCGACTCCGGTCGATCTCCCCTAAGTCGCACTAGCGACCTGACCGCCCCGGCACATCGCCGGGGCGCTTCACCATCCCCCGAAACCCATAGCGAGGAGCCGAGAAATGAAGGTTCAAGCACGTCACGCCATTATCCGCAAGGAAGGCAAGAAAACGGTCTCCCACCGGCCCAACGACAAGACGAAGGGCATTTTCGAGTGCCCCGACGACGAGGCACAGGGCTACATCGACATCGGCGCAGCCGTGAAGGTCGAAGAGGCCGAGGCCGCGCCTGCCAAGCCCAAGGCCAAGGGCAAGACTGCCGCCGAGAAGAAGGCGGAGAAGGAAGCCGCTGACAAGGCTGCCGCCGAGAAGAAGGCCGCCGCC